ATCAAAACAATACCTCCACAAATGGATTTAACGATGGAGGGCAAAAGAATCCACCTTCCCTCACCGATGCCCGGCGCGATCATGAGCTTTTGAAAATGAAGCTTACAGAAACCCAGCTTAAAACAAGGCGCGCCCAGCTCGTGCCAAAGGGTGAAGCCACAAAGTGGCTCATCGCTCTTGGTATCGCTACGAAATTAGCCTTTTTGAGTCTTCCCCGGCGCCTTGCCGGAATTTTAAAAACCCTTGATGACGAAAAAGAAATTGAAATCCTTCTCCGATCTGAAATTCAAGGAATCATTCAAAATCTTTTGGAGCGACCATTACATGCGAAGCATAAGCAATCTCGCCGAAAAAATACCAAGAGAAGTTTGGGAGACCATCTGGAAGCTTCCGGATGAGATCACCATTCCCGATTGGGTAGAGAAAAATATCATCCTTTCAGAAAAGATGGCCGCTGAGCCCGGTCTGCTTCGAATTTCTCGAACGCCTTATATCCGAGGCCCCCTTGAAGCCCTTGGAAACGTTTTTATTGAAGAAATCGTCCTCGTCTGGGGACGTCAACTCGGAAAATCAACCGGGATCCAGTATTCCTTCGCCTGCTATATCGTGGCTCAAGACCCAGGTCCAGCTACGTTTCTTTTGCCGACGAGAGAAAAGGCAAAGGAGATTCAGGAGACCAGGCTCGACCCGATTTTCCGATCTTGCCCAGAAGTGGTTAATCGCATGCCGGAAAATCCAGATGACTACACCAAGCTTCGGATGAATTTTCAAACGATGGTTTTCGCCATGGCCTGGGCGGGTTCCGATACGCAGACCACCACCCGAAGCAATCGTTATCTATTCATTGATGAGGCCGATGAAATCCCGAAACATGTTGGACCTAACGCAATCGATCCAATCAAGGGCATCGAACAAACCACCACTACATTTTCAAACAGGAAAATCATTAAGACCTCTACACCCACAACGCCGCAGGGAAATATCTGGCAGGCACTAAAAGAGTGCAATCTCGTTTTTGAATTGTGGCTTCCCTGTCCGCGTTGTGGCGCCAAACAAATTCTATATTGGGATAATGTGAGGTTCGGCGAAAATCATGACCCGGTCGTCGTCGAGGAAATAGCTTACTATGAATGCGAGGCCTGTCAGGGTCGGATTTCCAATTTCGACAAAATCCGGATATTAAATCAAGATGAATGGAGAGGCCGCACGACCCCAGATCCTTGTGATCAGATCATGAAAGACATTCGGACCAGAATCGATGAGACGATTAGCCTTGATGATGCTCTTGCGAGCAAGCGTTACAAAAAAATTGGCTTTTATCTTCCAAAATGGTATTCTCCATTTCCCGGCGGAACGTTTGGAATCATCTCAAAAGAACTAATCGAAGCAAATCGGGCGTTAAAGGAAGGAGAGGATTACGCACCGTTGCGAAACTGGATTATGTATAATGCTGCCAAACCTTGGGAACAAGTATTTGTTCCAGCCGATGAAGTGGAGCTTTCTAAAAATGAAGTAAACATTCCCCCACTGGTCTGTCCAAAAGGTACGATCGCCATAACCGCCGGTATTGATCCAGGTCAAGACGGATTCTGGTATGCTGTCATTGCATGGAAGGCCGATTATGGCCCACATTTGATCCATAGTGGCTGGCTTTCGGGATCCTATGATGAACAGAGAATTGATGATTTTGTAAAGAACAATATCTATGAGGTTCAAGATGAAAGGAGGCAACTTCATATTTGGCGGATCGGGATCGATACCGGGGGCGGTGAGATCGAAGGAGCGCACATCAGCATGACCGCAGCCGCTTATGAATGGATCCGCCGCATGCACATGCGAGATCTTTTTGGAACAAAGGGGCTTTCAAGAGACATTCCGAAGCGCCTCAAACAGATCCGGATCGATAGAATGCCAGGTGATAAAGGGGTGAAGATTCCTGGAGGTCTCACCCTTATTGAGATGAACACGGATGCGTTAAAGGATTTGGTATGGTTTCGGCTCAATAGAAATGTCTTACTATGCCAAAAATGCACGAAAAATAATCGATTTCATCCGCAAGATCTCGAAGGAGAAGGTATTGTCACATGCTCGGGCTGCGGGTTGGAAATGCCTAAACAGGCACCCGTGGGACTCTTCACATTCCACTCCGGCGTAGACCAGATCTATCTTCATCATCTTCTGGCCGAGGAAAGCAGCATGGATAATCACGGGAGATGGAAATGGGTTCAGGTCCGGCGCGATAACCATCTTCTGGATTGCACGGTCATCGCCTTCGCCATGGCCGATTCGGAATTTGATGGAGGGGTCCGGGTGATTCGAAGGTCACGGGGAGCGCCACAGGAAGATCCAAATAAGATGCCGCCCGTCAATCCTGTCACGCAAAGACCCAGGGGAAGCTGGGTAAAAGGATGGTGAAAGATGAAAGCAAAAATTCTAAGAATTACTGATGAAATCATCTTAGATTTGATTGGCCCTGGCATCCATGAGGCCTATGAATGCGTTGAAAATCCATTGCCAGGAGATGCTCACGTCACGGGTATGGACACGGATTTTACCCGCCCCCACGAACTATGGTTAAGAATTGAATCCGAGACATTTTCAGAGGTCGAAACCGGGATGCTTCTTGAATTTTTGGAGCCGCCTGTTTTCCGAAAAATAAGAAAGTGTTATATCGACGAATAAAAAATGAAAAAGAAAAAGGAGAAATCGATGAACAAAACCGTCAGCGGGTGGCTCTATGGCTGGAAAGACATTGCCCAATACATCGGCTGCGACATTAAGACTGTTCAGAAATATGTGACTCAATATAAGATTCCAGTCCATCGGATTCCAGAAAAGAATAAAATGTTTGCAATCCCAGCAGAGATTGATGATTGGGGTAGAAATGTCAAAGATTCAAATGCAAAAACTGGATTCATCTATTTTTTAAAGGCCGAGAATGGATTTATAAAGATTGGGATTTCTGGAAACGTAGAAGAAAGAATGAATGAACTTATATCAAATTCACCCGTAAAGGTGGAATTGTTAAAAACCGTAGAGGGCAACCAAAAGATGGAAAAAGAACTTCATGAAAAATTTAAAAAATACAGAAACCATGGAGAATGGTTTAAGTCCTCGGAAACATTAATGAAATATATTGATTCCTTATGAAATTTTCTCAGTTTATCTAATAAAATTACCCTAAATTTACCCTAAATTATCCTATTCCTCTCGTTTGACTAATCTTTTTGTTTAGCATACTCTCACTCCAAATATAAAACTATTTGTTTAGCATTATTAAACCCAGGTGGAGGTCTCCATGGATACCAGACATTGGGGCAAAGGTTGTTCGGGTGGAAAAGGTGGAAAAGGCGGCAAGGGTGGGAAAGGCGGCAAAAAATAAAATTTGAACATTCCCGCCACTCTCCGAGCCGGTGACACGATCACCTGGAGCGAGACAATCTCCGATTATCCCGCCACAGACGGCTGGACCCTCGTCTTTGTCCTCATAAAATACGGCCAATCCCTCATCAAAATCGAAGCAACGGCTGATGGCAGCGATTACGCAGTCTCCGTTCTTCCCGCGGTGAGCCGCCTCTGGTTTCCCGGAAACTATTCCTGGATGGCCTATGTGAAGAAAGAGGCTGGCGGGGAGATCACTGAAAAGTACACCCTCCAATCCGGTCAGGTGACCATCCTTCCAGATATCACGCAGGCGACCTCCGCAACCGATACTCGATCCCATGCGAAAAAAATTCTCGATGCAATCGAATCGCTTCTTGAAGGGAAAGCGGGATCGGATGTTTCAAGCTACTCAATCGGCGGCCGATCCATCACAAAAATGTCTCCTGATGAACTCATCAAGTGGCGTTCCTTCTACAAAACCGAATACGAGCGCGAACTCGAAGCCGAGGGAATTGCACGGGGCGAGGATAGCCCTCGGCGGATCGGCGTGAGGTTTAATCGACCCTGATGGAACAGACGGCATTCAACGAATTGATTCACGTCCTCAAAAATACTCCTTCCCATCTTGGAGCTGAAATCGTCCAGGAATATCGCAAGACCGAACGGAGAAAAACCGATATCCGCATGTATGCCGGCGCGAAGCAGTCCCGCCTGACATCTGGCTGGGGCCAACTCGTTACCAGCGCCGATTCCGAGCTTTCGACCAGCCTCCGAATCCTCCGGGCCCGGTCCCGCCAGCTCATCCGTGATGCTCCTTATGCGAAGCGGGCCAAGATCATCGTGGTCAACAACATCATCGGATCGGGAATCGGCATGCAGGCCCAGGTCAAGAGGCCTTACAAGGATGTCCTTAACCAGGAAATCAACGATGAGATCGAAGGCGCATGGGAAGAATGGATGCTGAAAGAAAATTGCCACACAGGCGGCAGGCTTCACTTTTATGATATCGAGCGCATTGCTATGGGCCAGATCTTCGAGACAGGAGAAATATTCATCCGCAAGCATTATCGGAAATTTGGCGACTCCTCCATTCCTTTCGCCCTT